GTTCTTAGAACTCCTGAGACTAGTGGCACACCAATACAAGGTGACTCAACAGGAACACTATTTGGAGATAGATTAACCGCATATCCATCTGGTGAACTTGTAGTTCAAACACCAAATGCAGCGTTTGCATTAATATATCTTGGAGCAGTTGATAGTAATGATCAAATCGGCATCCCAACCAGCGTACAAGGTTGGTGGTTAATGGAGGTATAATTAATGCCAAGTTACAATCGCATAAAAGCACAGAAAGCCAGTCCAGTTGGTACAATCATGCCATGGACTGGTAGTACCAGTGAGTCAGTATTGAGTCCAGATTCTATACCAAGAGGTTGGATAGTTTGCAATGGTAGTCAACTAAGGGCAAAAGATTATCCTTTACTCGCACAAGTATTAGGTAATCTATATGGTCCTGTAGTAGAAGCTGGTCAACCATTTGTTGGTATATCTAATTCATATCCAGTTTATGAAGACGATGATGTATTCAACTTACCAACACTTAATCAGCAAGTGCCAATAGATTTAGAAGGTAACTTATTAACTGGAGAAGAATTGAGTGTTTTAGGACAATACATTTCATTAAATGGATTTGAAGGTAATCAACCAGTTTCAAATGTATTATCATATATTGATGCACAGTTTTCATCATCAGTTGAATCAGAATTATCAGGAAAGATAAAAGGTATTACTCTTGAAGCTCCATCATATTTTGATACTATTAGAACAATACCAAGAAAATTAGGTACTGAACACACTGCACCACATACACACCCAAGACCAACAGGTGGTTTCTATCCATCAGTTGAATTAGGAGGTAGTTATCTTGGTCTATTTGAAGCAGGATATTTTGAGACAGCGGGTACTGAATATTCAACGGGATCAGACACGGGAGCTACGAGTGATGAACCATTAGCAGATAGATTTAGTCCAGGTACAGTTACATGGACAGCATATGACCCTGCTGCTACATCATTAGTTGACTGTAATAATCATCGTCACTTCGGTCAAGCAACTGATGTTATACCAATAGTTCCAACAGTTGATCGTACTGTTAACACATATGCACAGACAGATGATTATACTGATGATAACACATGTATAACACCAGTACAGCAACCAGCTGTTACTGCTCCATTCCCTCCACCTGGCACATACTTAGGACAACGTAACTTTTATATTTCAGATCAAGTTCCTGAGGCAAGGAGAGGTAGTGGTGTAACTCCTCCAGCAACAGATCCAAATGATTATTATGGTGCTGTAGGTGCAGGAAGAGATTATCCATATCCTACTACATTGAATCATAATGGTGATGCATTTACTGCTAACTCATTAGGATCTCATAATCATTTCACGATTGATTTATCAATGACGTTGGGACAAATGAATTTACCTAGTACTATACTCATAAATAATATGACCACTGGAAACATAGAACCCATAGATGTTGACAGAGCACTCAGTGTACAGGTAAATCCTAACACACCATCCTTGGTCGTACTGTATATTATCAGAGCATACTAATGGCAGTATTATATTCAAAAGAAAAAGGAAAAATAGGAACTCTTACTGGTTCTATTATAAACTGGTCGAATCAATTAACATCTTCAGATCCAGAAGACCCAACCTTATATGATACTCTTCCTGCTGGTTATTTGAGATGTGATGGATCAGTTTATTTGGCAATAAATTTTCCAGAACTTGCTACAATATTAGGCACAGGATCAAATTGTAGATATAAAAAACCAGATACAACATTACTTGACAATCAATTTCAAGTGCCAGATCTTGGTGCTAAATCTACTAAAACATCATTTTCTTCAAACTTAGGAGACTATCAAGATACATACTTGGATAATGATGCTGGTCAACAAATAACAAAAGCTGGTGTAGGACTGGAAGTGAGTAGCAATATTGGATCAACATATACTATTCAGTATCAGGGTAATTTCTTCTTGCCAGCACAGACAATTGAAATCACAGGACAACCTGGTTTTGCTAGGTCTAGTGGTAACTATACAGAAGAAACAGAAGTATTACATACAGCATTTCAACCACATGCTCATTTCCATGATGGTAAGAGATCAAGAACTGCATCACCAACAAGTGAGTTTGGTTTATTTGGTAGAAACTCTTATACATCTAAATCTACTTTGTGTATTATGCCATGGGCAAATAATACAAGACAACCATTATGTAAGGCAGTAGCATCTAAAGCAATTGCTGCACAACAACAAAGAACAGATCAAAATGGTTGTTTTACTTTCTTGGTTGGAGGTCCTAGTCAAGAATTATATACTTGGTATGGTGGTTGTTGGGCAGGATGTACTTTTGACCAGACTGATAAGTGTTTAATGCCAGGTAACATACCCCAGTTAGATGCGTCTGGAAATAATATTGGTACATTAGAGTTTGGATGTTCAACTCTTGGAAATCAATCAGGATATCCAATATACACTGGTGAGGGTATTGCACAACCAACAGGATTTTGTGGTAACGTTTTTTATGTTGGTGAAATGAGTTGTAAAACAACTAACCAATGTAACGTTGGTCCTGCATCTTGTAATAACTACAGTTCGATTGGTTCAGGTCCGATATACAATAAAGTAGCACCAAACTATACACCGTCTCTTGTATCACAGGCAACTCAAGTTCCTTTCGATGGACAAGCAAACGTGGTAACATATGGTGCAATTAATAATACTGTTACTGATATTGAAGAATTTGGTAATGAATGTATACACAAACATTTTGTTCCATTTAATCAGGATCCACATACATATAACGTTGTAACAAAACCAACATATATTCCAGCTAGTAATATAACATCTACAGTCAATATAGATGTAAATACTGAGAATAAAGCAGATGGTTACATACAACCATTTTTAGTTCAAGAATTTTTAATTAAGTATTAGAATGGCATCATACAGGAATTCATTTGCGAATTATTTTTCCGATAAGACTGGTAACCATGCTCCTGTCGGATCAATTCTTCCTGTCTTTGCTGATCTCAATCTAGCAACACAAGAACCTGAGTACACATATCCACAACATTTATATTGTGATGGTAAGACACTAAACATTCGTGATTATCCAGAATTATACAGTATCATAAAAAATACTTATGGTGGTAGTGCATCACAGACAATAACTCAAGCAGCACAACCTGGTGGTTTAAGAAGATCATATATTATAAACAATAAACTATTTTTTCAATTCTATTACGACTCTACTAACAACAAAGCAAATGTAAAGAGACCATATCCATTTGGTGCAGTCTTTAGATTTCAAATCATAACAAATCCATGGGGTGCATTTCCAAGTGCTGGTATATTTGATCAGTCTACATTCTATCAACTAATACAACCAACAGAGGATGTGACAGCTCAAGCAGCTACAAATGAATTTGCATATGAATTAGTTCTACCAGATACTGTTGACCTATCAACTGTTACAACATCAGATTACACAAAAGATTTTACAGGTAGTGATGCTCATCCTACTCTAGTCGTACAAAAATCATATACATTACAAGATTATCCATATAATATTGGAACATTTAATCTACCAGATTATAGACAAAGAAAGATACTTGGGTTCGGTAACGTCAATGGAGCAGGAACAGCAACACCAGAGAACGCAGTCAACAACTTTGTTGGACAGACTGGTGGACAATGGTATATTCCAAAGAATACATTAATTGATAGTGGAGAGTTCTTCGTTGTTGGTGATGTAAGAACTACAGGATATAATACTATAGTATCAGATATTGCTGCATATATCACAGGAACAGTGAAGTATCAGATAGGACCTATGGATGATTATACATTTCCATTCCCTCCTACACATAGTCACAGGATGTTATCTTGCGAGGTTGATCAAACAAAATTAGCAGAATTAGGTGCTACAGAAGTTGATAAGTTTGCTGTAAATTATATTGATAGTAGAGCAAATGTCAATATATTTGAACCACAGGGAACAGCTGGTGGTGCGTTAGGTCACTCACATGGTTTGATTGGTGTACAATTACAGAACACACTTACAGCAACATATGGTAATAGTAATGGAATTGGTGACACAGCAGGAACAACTGGTGGTCAACAATATCA